ATATTTTCTAAAAACAATAGATTTAAAAAATGGGAGTATGGTTATAACTCTGATTATGATTTTATAGTAATAAGTAAAACTGGAAAAATTGGACAAATCATTGAAATACAGAATCTCAGGATTGCTTTACCAGCAACAGATGAACCGTTTAAACGAAGTGAAGAAAAAGCGGAGCAATATTGGGAAAAACAAGAGTACCCAAAAGAACTAAGTAGAATTAAAAGTAGATTCGACTGGGAAGAATACCCAGCAGAATTTAAAGAAAAGTGGTACGATTACATAGATGCAGAGTTTAAAAGAAGAGAACAAGGTTACTGGTTCTATAATAATGGTACTCCTATTTATATTACTGGTACTCATTACATGTACTTACAATGGTCAAAGATCGACGTTGGCGCAGCCGATTACAGGGAAGCAAATAGATTATTCTTTATATTTTGGGAAGCATGTAAAGCAGATAACAGGTGTTACGGAATGTGCTACCTTAAAAACAGAAGATCTGGGTTTTCATTTATGTCCTCAGCTGAACTTGTTAACCAAGCAACAATATCTTCAGATGCTAGGTTTGGTATACTTTCAAAAACTGGATCAGATGCAAAGAAAATGTTTACAGATAAAGTTGTTCCAATATCCGTTAATTATCCATTTTTCTTCAAACCGATTCAAGATGGTATGGATAGGCCGAAGACTGAATTGGCATATAGGGTTCCAGCTTCAAAACTTACTAGACGTAAACTAGATGATAATGTAAAGTTAAAAGAATTAAGAGGCTTAGATACAACTATTGACTGGAAAAATACTGGTGACAACTCTTACGATGGTGAAAAGCTAAAATTATTAGCTCATGATGAAAGTGGTAAATGGGAAAGACCTGATAATATATTAAACAACTGGAGAGTTACAAAAACTACATTAAGACTAGGTCGTAGAATCGTAGGTAAATGTATGATGGGTTCAACTTCAAATGCTTTAGAAAAAGGTGGAAACAATTTCAAAAAATTATACGACAGTTCAAGCGTTACAAGAAGAAATAAAAACGGACAAACAGCTTCTGGATTGTATTCTTTATTCATCCCTATGGAATGGAACTACGAAGGATTCATGGATACTTTTGGATCACCTGTATTCGTTACGCCGAAAAATAAAACTTTCGGAGTTGACGGTATTGAAGTTACAACTGGAGTTATCGAACACTGGGAAAACGAAGTTGATGGATTAAAGGATGATCCTGATAGTTTAAATGAATATTACAGGCAATTTCCAAGAACTGAAAAACACGCTTTCAGAGATGAAATTAAATCTTCATTATTTAATTTAACTAAAATATACGAGCAAATAGATTTTAATGAAGAATTAAATAATACAGTGCAAACTACTATTGGTAATTTTCAATGGTCAAAAGGTATTAAAGACACTAGCGTTGTTTTTTTACCTTCTAAAAATGGTAGGTTTAATGTAAGCTGGGTTCCGCCATTGGATTTACAAAATAATGTAATTAATAAAAATGGAGTTAAACAACCAGGTAACGAGCATATTGGAGCATTCGGTTGTGATTCTTATGATATTAGCGGTACTGTTGACGGTCGTGGTTCTAAAGGAGCGTTACATGGATTAACAAAGTTTTCTTTAGAAGATGCGCCTCCTAATCACTTTTTTTTAGAATACATAGCTAGACCTCAAACAGCTGAAATATTTTTTGAAGACGTTTTAATGGCTTTGGTTTTTTATGGAATGCCTATACTAGCTGAAAATAACAAACCAAGACTATTGTACTATTTAAAAAGAAGAGGTTACAGGCAGTTTAGTATTAACAGGCCAGACAAAGTTTGGAATAAACTTTCTATAGCGGAAAAAGAAATAGGTGGTATACCAAACTCTAGTGAAGATATTAAACAAGTTCATGCTGCAGCTATTGAAGCCTATATAGAAGACTTTGTAGGCTTGAGAGAGTCTGGATACGGAGATATGTATCATCAGCGTACTTTAGAAGATTGGTCACAATTTGATATAAACAAAAGAACCAAACACGATGCTTCTATTAGTTCTGGCTTAGCAATAATGGCTTGTAATAAAAATAAATACAAACCAAACTTAAAAAGACAAGTTAAGAGCATTGATTTAGGTTTTAAAAGATATGACAACGACGGAGTAACTTCAAAAATAACATAATAAATGATTTACACTAATACACAAAGTTCCTTTCCTGATCAGGTAGTTCCCCAAGAAGAGAAAATGACACTTGACTATGGTTTGCAAGTAGGCAGAGCCATTGAGGGAGAGTGGTGGGCTGCTGGAGTTGGCGGAGCTAGATATACAAATAATTACAATGTGTTTCATAGAAGAAGGCTATATGCTAGAGCAGAGCAGTCTATACAAAAATACAAAGATGAAATGGCTATTGATGGTGATTTGTCTTACTTAAACTTAGATTGGACACCTGTAGCAATTATACCTAAGTTTGTAGATATAGTAGTTAACGGTATGTCAGAAAAAATATATGACATAAAAGCTTATGCTCAGGATCCAGCTTCTCAAAGAAAGAGAACAGCTTATGCTGAAAAACTTCATAAAAATATAGTTACTAGAGATTTTATAGAAGAGGTTAAAGCTCAAATGGGAGTTGATATATCTGAAGTTAAAAACATGAGTAACCCTCCTGAAAATGAAGAAGAACTTGAAATACACTTACAACTAGATTATAAACAATCTGTAGAAATAGCTGAAGAAGAAGTTATTAATAACACACTAGATAGAAATAAATATGAATTAACTAAACGAAGGCTTTACAGGGATTTAGTTGAACTTGGTATCGGTGTTGTTAAAACCTCTTGGAACAAATCAGAAGGTGTTGTTGTTGACTATGTAGATCCAGTTAACGTTGTTTATTCATATACTGATGATCCTAATTTTGAAGATATATATTATGTAGGTGAGGTGAAAAACATTTCACTACCAGAACTTAAAAAGCAGTTTCCGAACATAACAAATGAAGAATTAGAAACAATTCAGAAAATGCCTGGTAATACTAACTACAGAAGAAGTTACAGGGGAAATAGAGATAGTGATACAATACAGGTTTTATATTTTGAATACAAAACATATAGTGACCAAGTATTTAAAATAAAGAAAACAGCTAATGGATTAGAGAAGGCTTTGGAAAAACCAGATACTTTTGCTCCACCACCAAATGATGGTTTTGAAAGAGTAAGTAGGTCTATAGAGGTTCTTTACCATGGTGCAAAAATACTAGGACATCCAATAATGTTAGATTGGAAAGTTGCTGAAAATATGACTAGACCTAATTCTAATCTTTGCAAGGTTAATATGAATTATACTCTATGTGCACCTTCAATGTATAAAGGTAGAATAACATCTTTAGTTGAGCGTATGATAACCTTCGGTGACATGATACAGTTAACATCGTTAAAGTTACAGCAGGTATTAGCTAGGATGGTTCCTGATGGTGTTTATTTAGACGTAGACGGTTTAGCAGAGGTTGATTTAGGTAATGGAACTAGTTACAACCCTCGTGAAGCTTTAAACATGTATTTCCAAACTGGTAGCATTGTTGGTAGATCAATGACACAGGATGGTGATATGAACCCTGGCAGAGTGCCAATACAGGAATTACAAACTTCAGCTCACCAAGCTAAAATACAAAGTTTGATACAAACTTATCAGTATTATTTACAAATGATAAGAGATGTAACCGGGCTTAACGAAGCTAGAGATGGTAGTAACCCAGATAAAGATGCTTTATTAGGATTACAAAAACTAGCTGTTGCTCAATCAAACGTTGCAACTAGACATATATTAGATGCAGGTTTGTATGTCACATTAAAAACTTGTGAAAATGTAGCTTTAAGAGTTGCTGATTCTTTAGAGTTTGAACTAACTAACGAGTCACTAGTAAATAGTATAAGTTTATACAACGTTGCTACTTTAGAAGAAATAAAAGATTTACATCTTTATGATTTTGGTATTTTTCTAGACTTAGAGCCAGATGAAGAAGATAAACAAATATTAGAACAAAATATTGAAATAGCTTTAAAAGGTAATCAAATAAATCTTGAAGATGCTATTGACATACGAAACATACATAATCTTAGATTAGCTAATCAATTATTAAAGCTTAAAAGAAGACAAAAAGCTAAACAAGATCAAGAAGCTCAACAAAGAATGATTCAGTCGCAGGCTCAAGCAAACGCTGAGTCAGCTGAAAAAGCTGCTATGTATGAAGTACAAAAGAGAGAAGCTATAGCTCAAACAGAGTTACAATTAGAGAAAGGTAAGTCTGATTTTAAGATACAACAAATGGGTGCTGAACTACAAAATCAACTAACTTTAGCTCAGCAAAAATTCGAGTTTGATAAACAACTAGCTCAAATAAATTTACAAAAAGACGTTAATAGAGAGCAAATGATTGAAGATCGTAAAGATCAAAGATCAAAAATGGAAGCTACTCAACAAAGCGCTATGATACAGCAAAGACAAGACGGTTTATTACCAACTGACTTTGCTACTCAAAACCAAGGACCACCGTTAACGGAAGAACTAGGAGGTCAAATTCCACAAATGTAGTAAACGGTAACAATACAATAATTATATAATATCATATCATGGAAAATAACAAAATAGAAAACACACCTCAAGAAGGTGAGTTTAAAATGAAAAAGAAAAAAGGTAGACCTAAAAAACTAGCTAACAACTCAAAAGCTACAGCTAGAATAGATCTAAGTAATAAAGAAACAAAAACTGAAGAAAATGCCGTTCAAGCACAAGAAGCAAGCAATAGCGATGTTGTTGTCGAAGAAAAGAAAGACGAGACAAGTGGCAAAGAAGTGGTTGAAGAAGTACGGAATGCCGAAGAACTAGTTGAGGAAAATTCAAAACCTGTAATAGAAGAAATATCAAGCGAAGAAGATATTAAAGAACCTGAGGTGGTTGTTGAAGAAAAACAAAAATTACCAGAAGGTGTAAATAAGCTGGTACAGTTTATGGAAGAAACAGGTGGTAACATGCAGGATTATATTAGATTAAATGCTGATTACAGTAATGTTGATGATGATACACTGTTAAAAGAATATTATAAAAATACTAAACCACACTTAGAACCTGATGAAATTGACTTTATAATGGAAGAGAATTTTAAGGTGGAAGAAGATTACGACGAAGAGCGAGAGATACGTCGAAAAAAACTCGCAAAAAAGGAAGAGGTTGCAAAAGCGAAAACGTTTTTAGATAGTTTAAAAGATAAGTATTACGAAGAAATCAAGTTGAGGCCTACAGTAAACAACGAACTTACAAAAGCGAGAGAGTTTTTCAACAAATTTTCCAAAGACAAAGAGGTAGCGCAAAAGCGACATGAGATGTTTAAAAACGATACCAAAACATATTTCTCTGATTTCAAAGGTTTTGAATTTAGTTTAGGAGAAAAAAAGTTTAGGTATGGTATTAATAATCCAGAAGATGTTGCCAATGCTCAATCTGACATTTCAAATGTAGTTAAGAAGTTCTTAAATGATAAAGGAGAGGTTACTGATGTTAAAGGCTATCATAAAGCTATATATGCCGCTAGAAATGCTGATAATATAGCACAACATTTTTATGAGCAAGGTAAAGCCGACGCTGTTAAAGATGTAGTTGCTAAATCTAAAAATATAAATAAAGATGCACGACAAAGTGCACCTGAAGATATTCATATAAAAGGATTTAAATTAAAAGCAATCAATGGTATAAATAGTAATAAACTAAAAATAAAAACGATAAACAAAACTTAAAATAATAAATTATGGCTTTAGGAAATTTCACAAAGCAAAATGCTGGACTTACACCTACTCAAGATCAGTCGGTTCTCTCTTCAAACTACTTACAGTGGAATGAAAAAGGTGGAGAAAACTTTGCTGATTTTGCACAACAATATCTACCTGAGCTCTACGAGCAAGAGGTAGAAAGATTTGGTAACAGAACGTTATCAGGTTTTTTAAGAATGGTTGGCGCTGAAATGCCAATGACATCGGATCAAGTAATTTGGTCTGAACAAAATAGACTACACTTAGGTTATGATAACGTAACACGTTCTGGTAATACATTCACTGTAACACTACCAACTGGTGAGGGCGAATTAGTTATTAGAAAGAATCAAACTTTCGTAGTTCACAACCCAGTTGATGGCGTAACTTTAAAAGGTTTAGTTACCAGTGCTCCAAACCCAGGTAATGCAACAACATATACTTTTGATGGAGCTTGTTATACTGCTGCAAACTTTAATGCTGTAGGAACAGGAAGTGAAAATCCACTTAAACTATTTGTTTATGGTTCTGATTTCGCAAAAGGAACACTCGGTATGGAAGGATCTGTAACTCCAACATTAACTCAGTTCAGTAACAGACCTATCATTATAAAAGATAAGTATTTAGTTAATGGTTCTGACACTGCTCAAATTGGTTGGGTTGAAGTTGCAACTGAAGACGGAACATCTGGATTTTTGTGGTATATGAAAGCTGAATCAGAGACTAGATTAAGATATGAAGATTATCTTGAAATGTCAATGGTTGAAGGTGAACTTGCTGCTACTGGATCTGCTGTTGCTGGCTTGGCTGCATCAACTGATGCTGGTAAAGGTACACAAGGTTTATTCTCTGCTATAGAAGAAAGAGGTAATGTGTATCAAGGATTTGCTGGAGCTGCTAACCCTGGAACAGGTGCTTTAGGTGATTTTGATGAGATCTTACAGCAATTAGATCTACAAGGAGCTATTGAGGAAAACATGTTATTTTTAGATAGAGCTACTGCTCTTGATTTTGACGACATGATTGCTTCTATGGCGGGTGGAAGTTTTGCTTCTACTGCTGCTGCTTCTTTCGGTTTATTCGATAACGAAGCTGAAATGGCACTTAACTTTGGTTTTTCAGGTTTTAGAAGAGGTTCTTATGACTTTTACAAAACTGACTGGAAATACTTAAATGATGCTTCTACTAGAGGTATGGTTGATAACGTTAAAGGTGTGTTAATACCAGCTGGAACATCTACAGTATATGATCAAATGTTAGGATCAAATATCAGACGACCTTTCTTACATGTAAGATATAGAGCTTCTGAAACTGATGATCGTAGAATGAAGTCATGGATTACTGGTTCTGTTGGTGGTGCTTACACATCATCTTTAGATGCTATGGAGGTTCATTACTTATCTGAAAGATGTCTATGTGTTCAAGCTGCTAATAACTTCGTGTTATTTACAGCATAATATACATTTTACAAAATAAATGTGGAGGGTTAACGCTCTCCACTTTATTAACATTTAAAAAAATTAGAAAATGGAAAACCCGATTTTAAACATTGAATGGGAAGCTGGAGGAAAACTTCCAATAAATGCTAAATTAGCTTACAGGTGTGATCAAGGTAATAGTTCTAGTAGAATAAAAATTTATTATTCAAATACTTATAACCTATGGAGATTAGAACTTGATTTTGACAAAGACATAACTGAGCACGATAAATTAACTTTAGAAACAGCTTTAATAAACGCACAACAAGAGCCTGGCTCTTTGGTAGATTTTAAAATGCCTAGTGGAGCGGTTTTAAAGTCTGACATTCCTTTTACTCAATTCCAAACATACAACAATAACTAAAATGGGAAACATAATAAAAATACCAACAACTAACACTGGGTTAAACACAAGTCAAAGCAGCCCTTTATGGAATGAAGATAATTGGGTAGCAGTAGACGGGTCCGTTAATGGGCAGCAATACAGCGGGCTATACAACGGAGTACCAATAGATACAGATGGAGATGGATCTGGACTATCAGTTGAATTTCAACTCTTGCTCCCGCCTGAATTTAGGCTTAGCCTCTATTACGAATCTGAACCAACAGGTTATAAAGTTGGAGATAGATTATTTTTTACAGTACCAGCGGGCTCTAACTTGGGTAACGAATATGAGTTTACTATGCAAACTACAATAACAGAAGATATGCTGACTTATGAGAGTGATAAGATGCAATATTTACCAGTTTTTGATTCTTTAAATGGATTAGTATTAACTGTTGTACCACCACCTATTGGTATTAATAATTACTGGCAAATCCCAAAAGCATGGGGAAATAATGAAGGTTGTTGGAAAATAAATATTACTGGTGGTAATGACGATAATAGAGTATTAATAACTAAGGCTATTAATGAAGTTTTTATAAAAGCTGCTCAATCACCAAATTCACACCCCACTTTAGAATTACCAATAGGTGTAACTTGCGATAGTGTTGATCAAGCAGAATTTCAATTTCAAAGCCCAGTGCCAGGGCCAGGTGATAATGGTAATGGTAACGAAGCCTAGAAATAGAAAGTAAAAACACAATAATCCCGCACAAGCGGGAATTTTTTAAAACAATTATATTATATATTATGAAAAACGAAGAAACATGGGAGATTAAAGATAGAAATTATTACTTAAGTAATGATTTGTCTCCATTAACTTATACATTAGCATCTAAACACTCGAGAAGGTTTCCACTTATTTATTTTGATAAAGAAACAGGAGAACAAAGAGAGTTAAGATACGCTACTAATCAAAACAGTCCATTTGTAGACGAACAAAACGGAATGGTTACATTAGAACATGTAGTGTTTAGAAATGGAACGTTATCAGTTCCAAAAGAAAAACAATCTCTACAAAAACTTTTATCTATGTACCATCCTTATAGAAATAAAAAATATAAGGAGTTAGATACTGTGGTTGAAGCAACTAACGAAATTGAAGATATAGAGATTGAGTTTGCTGCATTGTCAGCTGCTAGAGATTTAGATATTGATCATTGTGAAGCTATACTAAGAGTTGAGATAGGTTCTAGAGTGTCAGATATGAGTTCTAGTGAAGTAAAAAGAGATTTACTTATATTTGCTAAAAGAAACCCTAATTTATTCTTAGAGTTAGTAAACGATGAAAATGTAGAACTTAGAAATTTCGCTATAAAAGCTGCAGAGGCTAACATAATTAAATTATCTCAAGATCAAAGAACATTTAGTTGGGTTAGCAATGGTAAGAAATTAATGCAAGTACCTTTTGATGAGCATCCATACTCAGCGTTTGCTGTTTATTTAAAAACAGATGAGGGTATTGAAATTTATAAATCTATACAGAAAAAACTCAAATAACAAGTGATTATAATTAAGGCGGCTATGCGGCCGCCTTTTTTATTACAAAAATATTAAAATGGCTATAAACGTAAACACAGTATATCAAACAGTCTTATTATTACTTAATAAAGAACAAAGAGGCTACATTACTCCTAACGAGTTTAACAAAATAGCCACACAAGTACAATTAGAAATATTCGAACAATACTTTGAAGATTTAAACCAACAATTAAGAGGTCCTGGTCTTCAAGATGAATATGCAGACAGAGTAGATAATATAGAAGAAAAAATATCTATATTTAAAACATTTGGACAAGCATTTTACTACGGTGCAGATGTAAACGGACCCATAGCTAGTCCTTATTTTTATTTACCAGCAAACGTGCATCGTATTGGCACTATAATGTATAAAGACGAACAACACTTGCAAATGACTAACAGGGGTGAGTATTTACATTTAAATATGTCTAAGTTAACTCGTCCAAGTAAAAAATACCCATTATATATACAAGAAGGTAACGTTAGCCCTGTTGATCCACTTAATAGTTCTGTTATATTATGTCCAGAATGTATAAGAATATATGTTTACCCTAGAGAAATAACAGAAGAAATAAGTATTTCCTACATTAGAAAACCTTTGGATGTTGTATGGGCTTATAGCGTAGGTAATCTTGGACAATATATATGGGATGGAACACCTAATTCTTCTGGTGTAGTAGTTCCAAATACAGGTTCTCAAAACTTTGAAATAGATAGCACTGAACAAACAGAGGTAATAATAAGAATATTAATGTACTCTGGCGTTGTTATAAGAGATCCACAAATAATTCAAGCTGCTGCAGCTCAAGCTCAAGCCACTGAAGTTAATCAAAAAAGTTAATAATATATGTCATTTTTAAATAACACTCCAAATGGTGGCTCAATAACAGAGACCAATCAACAGTATTACGTTGGCACGCAAAGTAATATAGCTAGTTATACTAACTTAGTGTTGGATTCTATGGTATATACATTCAATGAAATATTAGAAATGGGTTCTTTAGATTCTTGGGATCCTAGTAATTATGAATACCATTTAAACAATTTTTACGTAGAGGTTAGTCCTGATGGTCTTTCTCCTTATGAATTATGGGATGGAACTGGAGGTGTTAACTCACCAGCTGGGCCAAATGGAACTGGTGGAGGTTTTACTATATCTAAATTTTCAAATACACAATCTTTCAGCGTTTTAAAATTCAATAATCCCGATGCAGTTACAGACGGGTACTATGTTAGAGTAAAATTAAAATCTCAATTAGTTGATGGAGCACCTAACTATGGTGATTATCAATACTTGTCTATATTTGAACTAGTAAATAACTTTATGATAGGTTATGTTGGTAATGATAAGTTAATAAGTAAAGTTAAGAGGTCTGATGTGTTGTTTTACGCTAAAAGAGGTTTGCAGGAATTTTCATATGATACATTAAGAAGTGTTAAATCAATGGAGTTGACTATACCACCTAGTCTATCTGTTATAATTCCTCAAGATTATGTTAATTATGTAGGTATAGCTTGGATAGATAAGTCAG